AGCCTTACCTGAAGAAGCAAGAGCCGTTGCAAATGCTGAAGAAGAATAATGGGTCAAGCAAAAGATAAAGAAAAAAACTTTGAAAAGTATGTTGAAAGTTTAAAGAAGAACTACAATTATATATTCAATACAGACGAAGGCAAACAAGTCATGTCTGATTTAGAAAAGAGATGCCACCATCATACGACTACCAATGTAAAAGGTGATAGTCATGAGAGTGCATATATGGAAGGTCAACGTAGCATCCTTCTATTTATAAAAGCAATGCTACAAAACGATAATGAAAAAGGAAAATAAATATGTCATCAGAACAGATAACACAGGAAACTGTGCCTGTAGAAACGACAAAAACTACAGAACCAATAGCAACACCAAGTAATGTTGCTAAGTCCGATACACCTGTATCACCAACAACAGAAACACAACCAGTAGCTAAAACTTGGAAGGAAGCAATATCCGAAGAGTTTAGAAACGATCCAAACATAGAAAAGTTTACAGAGATAGATGCACTTGCAAAGTCATATATCAATGCAACACAAATGATTGGTAAAGATAAAGTTGCTGTACCTAACAAGAACTCAACAGACGATCAATGGAATGAAGTGTATGATAAACTAGGTAGACCTGAGTCTGCAGAAAAATATACTTTAAATGTTAAATCAGATGTTGTGCCTATAGAAGATACTGCAATTAAACAGTTTGCAGAAAATGCTCATAAGCTAGGTTTAAATAATAAACAAGCTCAAGGTATTTTAGAGTTCTATAAAACAAATATGGAAGGTGTAGCTCAACAAGCTAAAGTAGATACTGAAACTGCTCAAGCTCAATCAACACAAGAGCTAAGACAAGAGTGGGGTAGAGAGTTTGATACTAATATTAAAAAAGCTGGAGCAATAGCAAAAGCTAACATGAATCCAGAGATATTAGATATGCAACTTAAAGATGGAATGAGACTTGGAGATCATCCAGAAGTTATTAAAGGCTTTGCCAAGATAGCTGGAATGATGTCAGAAGATAAAATAGTTTCTACAGAAAGTGAAAACGTAAGTTCAAACACTGATGTTGAAACAGAAATATCTGATATTATGAATAATAAAGATGGACCTTATTGGAATAGATCACATCCTGACCATGATAAAATGGTACAACAAGTTTATACTTTAAGAGAAATGCTAACTAAATAAAAATTTTAACCCCTTGTATTTTTTTAAAAATTAATATAAGGGGTTATTAGTAGGACAATTCGCAAGAACCTTACTGACGACATGGAATAGACAGTAGTCTAACAGACTTTAAATGCAAGAATTGCCTGTCAATTTGACGGAGAACCTTTCTGTTTAACTTAATACTAACAATAAAATGGAGAGACAATTATGTCATCACAAATAACTACAGCTTTTGTACAGCAGTATTCTGCTAACATACAAATGCTATCTCAACAAATGGGATCGTTATTAAGAGACAAAGTCAGACTTGAAAGTGTTGTAGGAAAAAATGCTTTCTTCGATCAGGTTGGCTCAGTAACTGCAGTTGAAAAAACTAGCAGACATTCAGACACTCCGCAAATTGATACACCTCACGCAAGAAGAAGAGTATCATTAGCTGATTATGAATTTGCTGATTTAATCGATCAACAAGACAAAGTTAGACTCTTAATAGACCCGACTTCATCTTATGCTCAAGCCGCTGCTATGGCAATGGGAAGAGCTATGGATGATGTAGTAATCAGTGCTGCTCTAGGCACTTCGTTTACTGGCGAAACAGGATCAACATCAACTGCTTTACCTTCAACTCAGAAAATTACTGAGTCAGGTACTGATGGTTTAACGATTGCAAAATTAAGAACTGCAAAAGAAAAGTTCGATTTAGCAAGTGTAGACCCGTCTATCGCTAGACATATCATAGTGTCACCTAGACAAATCACTGACCTATTAGGTACAACTGAAGTAACAAGTTCAGATTTTAACACAGTCAAAGCATTGGCTAATGGTGAAATCAACTCGTTCTTAGGTTTTAACTTTATAGTATCAAACAGACTATCTATCGCATCTTCTAAAAGATCATGTATTGCTTTCGCACAAGACGGCATTGCATTGGGAGTTGGTAAAGATGTTAATGCAAGAATAGACGAAAGAGCAGACAAATCGTATGCGACTCAAGTTTACTACTGCATGAGCATTGGAGCAACAAGAATGGAAGAAGAAAAAGTGGTAGAAGTTCAAGCACACGAAGCATAATAAGGAAGGATAAATAATTATGGCAAACTCAATACAACAAGCGAAGATTGCGTCAACTCCTTCTGAAAAAGTAAAAACTAACGAACTCGCAGGTAGAGTGAGAATAGCTTTTGCTGAATATGAAGCGAGTGCAGAACAATCAACAATACATATGTTTAGCATACCAAATGGTGCGAGACTTTTATCAGGAACAGTAGCATACGATGCCTTAGGTTCGTCTACTACAATTTCTGTAGGTTACGCAGCACACAACAAATCAGATGATACAGCTGAGTCAGCAGACGTAGATCAATACAAAGCTGCAGCAGCATCAACATCAGCAGAAAGTGTAGCAGTGTTAGACACAATCGCATTAGACAAAAATGCAGTAACAGATGCCGACAAAGATGGTGTTCCAGTTACAGTTACATTAGCAGGTGCTAATGGTACTGGCACTATTCAGTTACAAATGTTATACGCTATTGACTAATAATTAAATTAGGTGGGGGAGAAATCCCCCATCTTTCTTTCATGACAAGAGCAAGATTTGATCCGAGACTCATAAACATTTACAAAGAGCCTAGACTTTTGTTGCATTTTGAATGGGGAACAGATAATAAGATTTATAGATATGCTTTAGTTGAAAAAATTGATATAGGTAATATCAACGAATTAACTAAACAAAAGAAAGATGAAGTTAATCTTTCTCATAAAGAAATTTGGAAAAAGTATGGCATCAGTAGTAGATATTTGTAACGGAGCATTAAATCAATTAGGAGCAACTACTATCCTATCACTTACAGAAGATTCAAAGAACGCAAGATTGTGTAATGCAAGATACACACAAGTTAGAGATTCATTATTTAGATCACACCCTTGGAACTGTTTACAGAAGAGAGTAGAACTAGCAGCAGATACAGATAAACCTGCTTGGGGTTTTACTTCTCAATATACCTTACCTGCTGATTGTTTAAGATTATTAAGAATATTAGATTACGATTTAGATCACAAAGTAGAAGGTAGAAAGATTTTAAGTAATGCTTCTTCTATGAAAATTTTATACATAGCAAGAATTACAGATCCTAATGAATACGATGAATTATTAAGAGAAACTTTATCTGCAGCATTAGGAGCAGATATTGCTTATGGAGTTACGTCATCTAATCCTGTAACTCAAAATATGTATCAACTATTTCAAGATAAATTAAGGGATGCTAGGTTTGTAGATGCAACTGAAGGTCAAAATACATCACCTGATCTCGGTATGACAGATGAAATAGAATCTAGTACCTTTATAAACTCAAGGTATTAAACTATGGCACGAGTTGCTGCACAGCTTACAAACTTTACAGGTGGAGAGTTATCACCACGATTAGATGGTAGAAACGATTTAACTAAGTATACTTCAGGATGCAAAACTCTTGAGAACTTTATTGTTTATCCACATGGAGCTGCAGCTAGAAGATCAGGTACAACTTTTGTAGCTGAAGTAGCAAGTAGTGCTAACAAAACAAGACTCATACCTTTTGAATTTTCTACAACTCAAACTTATATGTTGGAGTTTTCTAATCTTAAAATAAGAGTTTATAAAGATGATGGTGCTGTTTTAGAAGGTGATAAAACTATCTCTGCTATTACTAAAGCTAATCCTGCTGTCGTAACTGCTAGTTCACATGGTTATGAAAATGGTGATGAAGTAGTTATTACTGGTGTAGGTGGCATGACAGAAGTTAATGGTAAAAGATTTTTAGTTGCAGATAAAACAACTAATACATTTGAACTACAAGATAAAGATGGTGTTGATATAAACAGTTCTTCATTTACAACTTATACCTCTGGTGGTGTATCTAATAAAGTTTTTGAAATCACAACACCTTACACAACTGCACAACTCTTTGATCTTAAATTTGCACAGAGTGCTGATGTTATGTACATCACACATCCTGAACACGAAGTAGAAAAATTATCTCGTACTGGTCATACCTCTTGGACTTTGACTGATGTTGATTTTACTAAAGGACCAATGCAAGATGCTAACACAACTACAACAACTTTAAATCCTGGTCAATCCGCAGTAGGTACAGGTATAGCTTTAGTTGCTTCTGCAGTTACAGGTATTAATAGTGGTTCAGGTTTTCTTTCTACAGATGTTGGTAGGTTTGTTTTTTTAAGTGGAGGTTATGCAAAGATAACAGCTGTAACTAATACAACAAATGCAACAATAGAAATTTTAGTGGCTTTATCAAGTTCGAGTGCTACAGCAGATTGGCGACTAGGAGCTTTTTCAGATACAACAGGACATCCTTCTTGTGTTACTTTCTTTGAACAACGATTAGTATTTGCAGGTACAACGAATCAACCACAAACAATATTTTTTTCTAAATCAGGTGATTATGAAAATATGGATGCAAACATTGGTGGTACAGTAGCCGATGACGATGCAATTATTTATACCATAGCTTCTAACCAAGTTAATGCTATTAGGTTTATGACAGCTACAAGAACTTTAATTATTGGTACAGCTGGTGGTGAGTTTACAGTTTCAGGTGGAGGTACAGATAGTGCAGTTACACCTACGAACATATTAATTAAAAAACAATCCAATCATGGTGCAGCTAATGTAGATGCTATTGCTGTAGGTAACGCAACATTATTTTTACAAAGAGCTAAAAGAAAAATTAGAGAGTTAGCTTATAACTTTGATGTTGATGGTTACATTGCACCTGACATGACTATACTTGCAGAACACATTACAGAAACTGGAATAACACAATTAACTTATCAACAAGAACCCAATCAAATTATTTGGGGAGTTAGAGATGATGGTGAACTTATAGGTTTAACTTATCAAAGAGAACAACAAGTTACAGCTTGGCATAGACATATTTTTGGTGGTCA